AAAAAATAGAACAAGAGAAAAAAGATAAGAAAACTATAAGTGAAATTAAAATATCATTAGAAAAAAATAAAAAAGACATACAATATGTAAAACTTAAATTATTTCCACAAAAAGATTTTTTTGAACTGTCTAATATTTATTCAGTTTTATATGGAAAGGTTTCCATAATATCAGATATTTTAAGAAAAATTTTAAATAAAGATTAATTTTATTAATTATTTCATAATTTTAACTAACAATAAGATAAATAAATACATTCTAATCAAAAGTAAAAGGAGATTTTAAATGAAATCAGAAACAAATACCGTAAAATCTAAGGCTTTCTTAAGCGGTATCGATGGTGCTTCTGCAGTAATTCTTGAAACTGCGGAATATTTTAATAACACATACAGAACACCTATTATAGGACAAAATTTTTCTGAGATCTTATTAGATGATAATGCTTATGAAGATTATATTGATCATCTAAGTGAAGGTCTAGAAATTGATAATGTTCCTTTATTCAAACAATTATTGAGAAGTGCAAGAATTGATACATTGCAAGAATCTGCACTTTCTACAATTTCTCCTGTAGCATCTGTTGCTCCAACAATGCTAAGAAAATTCTTCCCTAAATTAGTATTAAAAGATAGTATGCCAACTGAAGTTGCTAAAACTCCACGTTGGATGATAACTGCTTCTATTCCATATTATATTGATAAAAATGGAGTAGAACATGAATTACCTAAATATATAAAAGATCAATTTGTTAATGGTCAAAATAGTGCTGATTTAGAAGTTTATAATGGTGTTGTTTCTTTATCAGTATTTTCTAATGAAGTTGACCTTTTCAGAGGTACATTAATAGATGGTACTACACCTGTAAAAGAAGGTTATTATGGAGATCTTCCATATGATACAGATTTAAGTGTTCCATTTAAAAATGCTGTTTCATTAGCTAAATTAGGTGTAGATAGATTAGATCCTAAATTCCAAGTTGGAACAGTAAGAATTTCTTTATTAAATGGTTATGAAGATGATAAAGGTACAAAAAGAAAACCTGAATTAGATACTACAATAGATCTTCCTGTAAGATTTATTTGTGATATGAATGGAAATATTTATGGTAAAATTAACTTTACTATTCCTCAGACTGGTGCAATTGATACACCTTCTTTGGGATTGAAAGTTAAAAATCCAACAACTGTTTCTGCTACACCTTCCTTTACTGCTGTAACAGGTGGTTATGTAGAATCAGTTACTCCTGGAAAAGTTATTTCTGGTGTTATCACAGGTCATGTTGAATTTGATACTCATTCATTAGTTCTTACTTCAGCTGGCGCTCCAGAAATCGTTGGCGTTGGTTTAGTAGGAAAAGTATCTTCAGAATTTAATAACTTCGGTGGTTCTGTAACATTCAAGATTACAAAACGTGAAGTTGTAATCGGTACAGCAGAACACATCAATATACCATTAACACAAGAATATTTGAAAGATCTACAAGCAATGTATAATATAGATGGTCATCTAAAATTAGTTGACTTAATGTCTACATATATTGCTCAAAATGTAGAATTACAAGCTTATCAATTTTTGAATAATTCTTATAAATATAATAGATTAGGAATCGGCGGTGCTGGTTGGTATGGTGAATTCAACTGCTTCCCACCAAGAGAATTTGCTGGTCGTCCTCAAGATTGGTTAGAAGAAATCAAGAGAGTAATTGATTACTTTGCAACCAAGATGAGACAATCACAAAACTATCCTGGTGGTAAATTTGTTATCTGGGGTTCTCCAGTAGACGTTAATATTTTAAGAAATATTACATGGCAGTATCAAGCTAATGAACCAAACGCTGAAAAAGAAGGTGTTGAAGTTAACTATAGCATTGGTACATGGAGTGGAACAAATACTTATACAGTTATCTCTTCTGAAAATATTCCTGATGGAGAATTATACTTATTCTTCTATCCAAGTTCAGATGAACAGATGACTTATAAATATTATCCATATACATTTAATATGGATGGAAACTATCGTGATCCACAAAGACCAAATGTACCAGGATTTATGGCTACAAAACGTCATACATTCGAAGAATTCATTCCTTTACAAGCAAGAATTAAAATTATTAACAACAGAGGTGCTTTACCTCCAAGAGTAGATGTTTTACCTCCAAGACTAGGAGACTATCCGGTAGAAGATTAAAAAATGAAACAGAAATAAAAAATAAATTTTCCACAGGGTAGGCTTATACCCATTGAAGAACGAAGTAGGAAATGTAAAACCAAATGTTAAATTTGGCAATTTTCGTTGATGTCGTTCACAAATTTTAATTAGTTTTATATAAAATTAACTAAATTTGAAAGCAGAAAGAAGGTTTAATAAATTCAATTTATTTTTAAATATCAATTTTAAAAATTTTTTAGTCTGGTATTTAAATAAAAAATAAACCGATACTGGCTATTCAGTATCGGTTTTACTATTCTTTTTTTTAAGTTCTATAAGATAATCAACAAATATCATAAATTTGTTATCTGGAATTGTAACAAAATTGTATTTATTTTTTTTGACTATGTCTCTTAGTAGAAAGAAGGTTTTTATAAAAATATAGGAGCTAAAGAAAAAAGATGATACTTAATGAAGAAATTTATAATATAGGACAACTTAGAATAGAAAGATTAATAGAAGACATACAAAATGAAAAAATTAATACTTATGAAGGAATTGATAAATTAGTAGGTGAAATTAGAAGAATATTTGAACTTCATAAATTTAGAATTTTAATAATAAAATCTACAAGAGTAGACTTTTTATTAATGGGAATTCTATTAGATAAAAAAATTGTAGAAAAATTAACACAAAAAATAACAACATCTATTGTATTAAATAAACCTTTTTATTTTGATAGAAGGGATTTAATTGATAGTGAATTTACATTACTAATAGATGCTGCAGCATTATTTAATAAATATCCAATTAAATTTAGTCCAGGAGAAATTACTGCTATTATTTTACATGAACTAGGACATTTAATTAATTTAAATAATTTTATTGATGATTTTTTAAAGAAATTCAAAGAATTTGTTGAAAGAAGAAAAATAGTAGGAGGACTTACTAAATTATTACAGAATGTTCCTCTTTTAAAATATTTTGTAAGATTTTTCTTATTAAATTGGTATTATAGAAGATTTATTATTCAAGAAGAGAATTATATTAGTCAAAAAGCAGCAGATAGTTTAGTTATTGAATATGGATATGGTAAAGAAATGATTATTGCTTTAGATAAAATGAAACGATTAGTAGAATATTTGAAATTTAGGTCTTATGAAGACATACATATGAGAATTTCAAATATTGAAGATATAGTAAAAAATGAATTAGCAAAAACTACTGATCCAACTCATCGTAGATACTTAGAAGATTTATTATAATAAATTCCCATACTATTTATGTAGTATGGGAATTATACTAATTTTTTTTGTTTTAAAATGAAAAGAATATAAAATTAATAAATGGAAATAAAAAATGCCTGAAGATAATAAAGAAAAGTTTTATTACCACACTTCTACTACTAATACTTCTTTTATTAATATGTATAAATACTTAAAAGAAAAAGGAATTGAAAATAATAAATTTTTTTTAAAAATATATGATTATGAACTGACAAAAATTGATCCTTTAAATGAAAAAAAGCTTTCTTTAGAAATGAAAGCTCGTGTATTGAAAGAAATAGCTAGAAATCCTTTTTATTTTTTAAGAGAAATTATTAGAATTCCTGAAACAGGTGGTTTTTCTAGATTTAAATTAAATCCAGGAAATCTTGCTGCTCTTTTTTGTTTAATGAATAATTTAAATGTAATAGAAATTCTTCCAAGACAACAAGGAAAAACTATAAGTAATCTTTGTTATATTTATTGGATATATGAATTTGGAACAACTAATACAACTATTCTTTTTGGTAATAAAACTCCAGAAGACGCTCAGCTTAATATTGAGCGTGTAGTTAATATAAGAGAATTACTTCCTGAATATATAAAAAGAACTGATAATGAAGATGTTAATAATATTAAAAAAATTGCAAGAAAAGGAGAGAAATCTAATAAAAATTCGATAAAAGCTCTTTCTACTCCTAATTCTGCTGAATCAGCAGCTAAACTTGGTCGTGGTTTAACTTCTCCGATATTATATTGGGACGAGGTTGCATTCGTAAATAAATTTTCAATTATATATAGTTCAGCAACATTAGCTCTTTCCAAAGCTAAAGAAAGAGCAATAGAAAACAACAAACCTTATTTTAAATTATTCACTACTACTCCTAATTTTCTTGATGATCCTTCTGGAAAATTCATTAAAGGAATGATAGAAAATTCTGCACAATGGGATGAAACTCTTTATGATTTTTCTTATGAACAATTACAAGATTATATTTATAATAATTCAAGAAATAATTTTATGTATATAGAATACACTTGGAAAGCATTAGGACTTTCAGAAAAATGGTATGAAGAACAATGTAGAGATTTGAACTGGGATGTAAAAGAAATTAAAAAAGAAGTAGATTTAGTTTGGCAATATGCTTCAAGTAATTCTCCATTTTCAGAAACAGATCTTGAAAGTATTGAAGAAAATGCTCAAGAACCTATTTCATCTTATATATTGGATAAAAAATGGAAATTTGATATATTTGTAGAAGAAATAGATGTTAATTATCCATATGCTGTTTCAATAGACGTAGCAGGAGGTCTTTCAAGGGATAATACTTGTATATCAATTATAGATCCTAAAACTGATATGACAGTAGCTGAATTTATTTCAAATACTTTAACAATTCCTAAATTAGAAGAGATTATTTTATTAATAGGAACGAAATGGCTTAATAAAGCATTCTTTATAATAGAAAGAAATAATTATGGATTAGGAGTTATTCAACATATTATAGAAGATTCTAAATTTATTAAAATTAGGGATAAATTATTTTATGCTTATAAAGAATTTAAAGTTGCTACAAGAAGAGGGATGAAAACAAGAGAAAACTTAGTTTCAAATGCTAAAAAAAATAAGAAAATGACTAAAGTATATGGTATAAATACTACTGGTGAAAGTCGTGAAGTAATGTTTGATATTCTTTCAGAAACAGTAGCTGAAAATCCTTTTGTATTAAATACGAAATCTATTTCAGCGGATATACGTAATCTTGAAATTAATAAAAAAGGAAAGATAGAACATCGTGAAGGAGAACATGACGATAAACTTTTTAGCTGGCTTATATATATGAGAGCTAAACAAGAACCTACTTTCTTTAGAAAATTCTATAGACCTCCAGCATTTACCGAAAAACAAGCTGAAAAATTACAAACATTTAGAAGATTATTGTATAATCCTATGAAATACGAAGAAGGACTTTCTGAAATTTCTAAACAAGCATTAAAAATGTTAGAAAATGAAGAAAAGAAAAAGAATAATACTTTGATTGATTTTTTTATACAAATGGATAAAGAAAAACGTGAAGCTCAATTAGATATTAATCAAATATTTAATAAAAATTAAAGGAAAAAGGATATGAATATAGAAGAAATAGATCAATTTTTATTAGAAACTAATAAAGAAACCAATTTTCCAATGGCTGTAAGAAGTGGTTTCATTATTATTTCAGCACTTATGAATCAAATTGAAAACAGGTTATTATTTAATAGGAATAACGAAGATTATTTGGAAATGATTGAAGAAAGAATGAAAATAATAAATAATAATTTTATAGATGATGAAGATATAAAAACAGAAGCTAAAGCAAGAAGAAAAGAATTATATTATTCAATATTTGAAAGAATGGAAAAAGCTTGTTCTTTTAAAAGTAATTTAATATCACAAAATGGAATTGATAGTATTGAATTTGAAAATTTTTTTGAACAATTAAAAGCTCTTTATAATTTCTTTATATTAAATTATAAAGATAATTTGATTGATTTTTTAATTTATTATATAATTAAAAATAAAGAAGAAATATTTACCGAATTAATAATGAAAGGAAAAAAATTAGGTCCAGGGAGAAGGGAAACAGATCTTTCTAATTTTAAAAATAAAAATAATGATAAAACATTAAATTTAATATTAAATAATGATTTAGAAGATGTAATAGATTTTTGTATAAAAAAAATTAAAGAAAGAATGACTAATGAAGAAATTTTACTTTCTATATTAAATATAGATCCTGATGAAGTAAATAATTATATTTTAAAAAATTTATTTTTTGAAAAAAATGAAGAAGAAAGATTTGATTATATTTTAACTGAAGATTTTAAAGAAACATTTTTTAATTCTTATTTAAAATTAAAAGAAAAAACATTTATCACTTCACAACTTTTATTTAAAATAAATAATTTTAATAACTAACTAAAATAAGGAATTTTTATGAAATTAGAAAAAAGACAAAAAAGAGCTAAAGAAAAAAAGAAACAAATGAATATTTTAAGACAACAAAAAAAAGCTCAATTAACTGAAAATAAGATAAAGAGAATTGAAAAATATCATATTTCTAATTCTAAAAAAATTTATAATATGATTAAATCTCATAAAAATAATGCTATTAATCTTTCTATTAACAAATTAAATGAATTAATTAAATTAATAAAAAATGATATAGAAGTACAAGAAAAATTACAAAAAAATATTGAACCTTTAAAAGAAAAACTAAAATATTTTGAAAATTTAAGAAATCAAATGTTAGTAACTAATGATATTGAATTCTTGTCACAAGGAGCTTGTCCTGAATATTTAAATAAAAAAATTCTTTATGAAGCTATTCTTTCAGCACAAGAAAAAATTGATGAATTTGATAAAAAAGCAAATACAATGTATAATTTAATTCAAATGATATCTTTAGTAGAATTAAAAAATTTAGAAATTATTTCACCATTACTTTTAAGATTTATTAAGGTTTTAAATGTTGTTCCAATGATAGAAATTTTTTATTTAGCAAATAAATTTATGAGAGCTTTAATTGATCCTTATGCTATGGGAAAATTAATAGAAATTAGTGAAAAAATAATCAGTTCAGATAAAAGAAAACCAATTTTTTCAGTTAACAAAAATATTTTAAAATTAATTAAAGAAACAAGAGATAAATTTAAAACTTTAGATCCTAATGCTGAATTACCACAAGATAATTTAGAAAAAATTCTTTTAACTTTAGAAGCAATAGAAAATTCTAATGATGATGAAGAAGTAGAATATGAAATAAGCACTGTTGAAGAAAATAAAGAAGAAATAGTAGAATATGAAATAGAAGATTCTAAAGAAAATAATGAAAAAGAAGAAAGTATTATAGAAGTAAAAGAAATAGAAGGAAAAATTAATTAAAATTAAATCCTTGAAAGAAGAAATTCTTTCAAGGATTATTATCTTTTTATTAAAACATTAAATTAAATATAAAAGGAAAAAAATATGAATATTGAATATTTTTATGTAAAAGATAATAACGCTTATGTAAAATCTGATTTTTTAAGAATTTATATCCCTAAAAATTATTTTGAAGGAGACTATCCGGTAGCTGAAATTAAAAATGAAAAAATTTCTACAATAGGAGTAGTATATATAAGTAGTTCTAATAAAAAAGAGTATTCTCCTAGTGAAAAAATCTTTTTATTAAAAGTTCCATGTGAACTTACACTTCTTCCAAGAGAAACTGAAGAAAAAATTATAAAAATAAATGGTGAAGAAGTAGAATGTACTATTTTATTATTTGAAAAAAATGATTTTTTTATGAATATCTTAGTTCAACAAACTTCTGATTTTGTGGAAATGTTTATTAATAAAATGCTTCATGCTGGAAAAATTCCATCAACTTTTGGTTATATAAATATTTTTTATTTTTATTTGGAAATCTTAAAATTTCATAAAGTAAATTTAAAAGTTCCACATTCTGTTTTAGCAGCAATCGTGTCTGAATTAGCACGTAGTAAATCTAATAAAGAAATTAGATTTAGAAATATTATTGGAAAGGAAGGAAATGTTTCACAAACGGATTTTAAATTATATAATATTAAAGAAATTCCTTTCTTGACATCTAATTTTGCAGCTATTACGTTTGAAGATGTAAATAGAGCTCTTCAAATAGCTGTAGCAAGAACTAAAAATGAAGGTAATGAAATTCCTTCACCTTTAGAAAATGTAATTTATTATTAAAAAAATGAAAAAAAGAAAACATATAATTAAATTTTAACAAAAACAATTAAAGAAAAAGGAGATTTATATGGCTGTAGAAGTAAACCGCCCTATGGTTATCTCTACTATTATGGATAATTCTGTAGTAGTTGAGAAACAAGAAGTAAGACCTAATAATGGTACGCTATTCTCAGTAATAACAAGTGATAGAGGAAGAGATGGCGAATTATTAAATTTCAATAGTGTAGATACTATTTTAAATGAATTTTGTGTAAATAAAAAACCTAATCCTAAAGTACATGGTCAAGCTATTTTAGATGTTCTTAACCATGTTGAAAATGGAGGTAATGCTTTAATTCTTAAAGTAGCTCCAGAAAATGCTACGTATCCTAATGGATTTTTAGCTGTACAAACAGAAGTTAAACCTTATGGTGCATATATTGATTCTATTGAATATCCTGATAAAATAATAATTAGTTAATTCAATCAATTATTAAGTTAATAACAAATTATGGATAGAAAAATGATAACAGAAATTCTTAAAAATAAGACTCTTTTTCTTTATATGCCTGATGATTCAGGAATAGGAGATACAGGAACAGGAAACACAAATACATTTGATATAAAATTAAAAGTAAAAAATAATTCATCATTTTTAATAAAAACAAAAGTAAAAATATATGAAAAATCAGCTATTAAAAATATAATAGACTTTTTTGATGGAAGAATATCAAAACTTGAATTAGATGATTTAGGTGGGTTAATTTATCCAGAAGATAAAATTTTAACTCAAAGTGATGAAATTGCATTTGATATAGGAGAAGTTGAAAAAGAAGTAACACTTAATATTCCTATTTCAAAATTATCTATTACTTCTGAAACAACAAAAATAGAATTAGTAGCTGTATTAATTCAGTCTTCAGAAACAGAATATGTATTAAATAAAGAAGAAGAAAATTATTATAATATAAATCCTTATGGATATGTATCAAAACAACCAATTTTACTACCTCCTATAATTATTTCTAATAATAGTGAAGATACAATTCAAAGAAAAACAATAACTTCTGAAAATATAAATAATGCTAAATTATTATTTAGACCATTAATAGGAAGTTTTGTTAATATTAAATCTGAAAAAAGAAATACTTCAAGATTAGGTACTTCTTTCCAAGAAATGATGAGAAAGAAAATTAGTTATAAAGATGGAGAAAAAAATATATTTCCAATACTTGGTTTTATAGGAAAATCTAAAGTTAATGAAGAATTTAATATTAAAATAGAATCAAACAATTCTTATGATAATACATATCCATTTAGAATTTATAATTTAAGTATTTATAAGAAAAATGTTAATGGTGAATTTGTTTTAGTACCAAATGGTGGTCCATTTGAAGTATCTTTTTCACCAGATGCTATTGATGAAAATGGAACTTCTTTCTTTATAGTAGATATTTTAAATAAATATTTCGATGGTGAATTAGAATTTTTCTTTAATGAAGATGCTTATGAAGAATTAGTGAATAAAATTTATGATCCTTCTTCTGCTACCGCTAAAGATATTAGAATAATGAATTATAAAAATCTTAATCCAACTTTAATTGATTTCTTATTCAATACTCCTTATAAAAATAAAGAAGAATCTAAATTTTACGAAGTTATTACTTATAGAACACATATTTTATCAAATAAAGATGATATTACTTTTAAGAAAGAAGAAAATAAAATAGTATTTGATAAAAATAATTTTGAAAGCTCAATAATTGATTCAACAACTAATATTACAATAAAATTATCTCATTTTAATTATGAAAAAGTTAATTATGAAAAAATTATTGATCCGATTTCAGGAAACTACGTAGAACAAATAAATATTAATTATCTTAATGATTTCATTATAAAGAATGGTGATTCTGGTTCTTGGAATAAAACTTCTACTATAGATGAAAGAGAAAATGCTATTGTAAATGCATACCTTGGAATAATTAATCCTAATATATTTAATAAAAAAATGTATCCTATCGATTTAGTTTATGATAGCAATCAATCTCAAAAAATTCGTAATGCTATCTATGAATTCTTAAAAGTAAGAACAGATGTATTCGGTTTCTTTGGTGGTACAGTAGAAGATACAAATGTATATCCAAATAAATTAGAAAGTTTCTTAAAAATAAAGAATTACTATTATAATAATCCAAGAGTGGCATTATATTTACAAAACTTTAATGAAATCGATAAATATAGTGGAAGAAATTTAGATTTTTCTGCTACATATGTATTATCTAAAAAAGTTATTTCAAACGATATTCAGTATGGCGTTCAAGCTCCATTAGCTGGAGAAGTTTATGGAGTTGTTGGAAGTAATACTATGAAAATTAGTTATATTCCAAGTCCTTCACAAGAAGAAGATATGTATAATAATAGAGTAAATTATTTCACTCAAAATCGTAATTCTACTTATTTAGGCACTCAATCTACTTCACAAATAAAAAATTCAGCATTATCTGAAATTTCTATTATGAGAAGTTTATTAAAATTCATGAGAGAAATAGAAGAAATTGCTTCTTTATATATTTATATGGACTTTAAAGATCCTGCTGTTTCAAGTACTTTTTTGGCAAGTGTATCAGAAGTTGGAGCTAAATATGTAACTATGAAAGCGTTTTATAATCCTACTTTTGAATTATATGCTACTGATTATGATTTAGTTAAGAAAAGAAGACGTTTAAAAGTATCTCTTGAAACACCTGATTTGTTAAAGCAAATTGTTTTAGATTTTGTAATTAATTAATAAAAAATGGAAAAAGAGCCATGGGAATAAACAAGTCATATAGCTTTGATACAACAAATTTCTTCAAAGAATTTAATAAAGTAAAAGAAAATGTTTTTAATACTGGAATAAGCGATACAAAAAAATTTGCAGAACCATATATAGGTGGTTATTCATTTATTCATATTTATTATAGACCATTAACATTAATAAAAGAACTTTCAGATTCAGAAAATAATAGTTCTAATAATGCTGCTGATAGTGATTTTAATGATTTTTTTGATTTAATGGAACTTACCTTTAAAGAATTTCAAAATCTTCCATCTATAGAATTACAGACTACAGGTATACAAGGTGGTTTTACTCAAAATGAACACCATTATCCTACTGAAATTGGTAAAAATATGACAGATGTTTCAATGAAATTTCAAGAATATTCAGGTGTTCCTTTTCAAAGAATGTTTCAAAAATGGATAACAGCAATTAGAGATCCCGAAACAGGATTATATAGATTAAGTAAATATGGATTAAAACATTATTCTATATCTCTTTTATATGTTAATACTAGTCCTGCTATCGGTAGTTCAGTTGCACAAACAAGAAGTGAATCTGTAGAATTTGCTTGTATTCTTACAAGTATGTTTCCTAAAAAAATTGATCTTGATAAATTTAATTATTCTCAAGGTGATCATAGTATCGGTGAAGTTGAACAAACATTTACTTGTAACCTTCACTGGGGTAAAAAAATTATGGATCGAGCACAAGAATTTGTTGCTTCAGATTACTTTTGGAAAAAAATTGACAAAGCTTATAATAATATTTATGATAACTTTGCTGGTGATAATGAAGCTTATAATGCTGGAGAAGTTTCATTTAATAATTTAAGTGATAAAGATGATCATACTGCTAATGATTTAACAGGATACCAAAAAAATAAAAAATAATTTAGAAAACAAATAATAAATAGAGCTATACTCATTTGAGTATAGCTCATTTTTTAAGTAGGATTATTTTGATTATTTAAAGTATCTATTTTTTCTTCTCCTGCATTTGTATCACCACTTGTTTGTGCTTGTTCAGCTGGAGGATTTTCTAAATTTTGATTATTTTGTATTGTATCATTTAATTCATTCATATCAATTCCTTCCATTCCACTTGAATCACTGTTATCAATTTGTTCTTCTTCATTTCCTTCTTCTTGTTGTTCATTTCCATATCCACCTTCATTTCCATATCCACCTTCATTTCCATCTTCATCTTTTACTCTTGGTTCAATACTTGGGTTTTCTCTAATTATATTATTTACTACAGTAGCAAGAAGTTCTTCATATTCTTTCCAATCTATTATATTAATAATTTTTTTAGTAATTTCTTTAGTAAATTCGAATTTTAATTTTTCAAGAGGAATATGAGGATAATTTGAATGAATTTGAGCTTCAGGAATAAAGGTAGAAACTATTTTTTCTATTACTGATTGTGCGTTATTAATTAAGTCTGTAAGATTAGTAAGGTTTAAAGTAGCAGGCGAAGGAAATGTTACAGAAATATCATTTACATCTATTTCATCATAATTATTATTTTTAATAAATTCATTTTTATAAAGAGCTCTTACAAATTGAGTAGCTGAATAAGTATATGCTTTTTGTAAAAGAATAATTTTTCTTATAAATTTACCATTTATCATGGTAAGTGTTTTAGCTAATTCTATATCTTCGGTATAATTTAAATGAGCAGAAGGAACTCCCGTTCCAGAAATAGTAGCTTTTAATAAAAATTCAAGAAATTCATTATTTCCTAAATCTACTTTTTGTCCTTCAATAATTTCAAGATCAAGTGGTTTTTCACCATCTATGGTTGGAAAATAATAATCATCGAATTGTCCTATAAGATTAAGGATAGTTTGAATATCACCGAAGTTATTAAATTTTATTTCTCTACTTTTAACATCTTGCATAGTTCTTTGAATAGCAGCTTCAATTTCTTTTTCTTCAGGATTTACATCTACATACCAAGCACGTTTATCATTTCCTCTAACAAGTGTCATCATAACATTAGTTAATAAAACTGAAACATATAACTTTGCTGTAAATATTACATTTTCAAATATACTTGTACCATATTCTATATCTATATCATCATTTGGATAAAAATGAATTACTTTAGAAGCTGGAATAAAAACAATATTAATTTTTTTATTATAAAGATTTTTTTGTTGTAATAAATTAAGTATAATATATTTTAATTCTGGATTATTTACAATAACTTTTTTATTTATTTTTTTAATTATTCCATTTAATAAAAACTCATATAAAAAATCATTTTTTGATTTAGCTAAATTATTTTCTTGTGAAGTTTGAAAAAGAGTATTAAAAACATCTATTTTTGTATAATCATTATTTGCAAGAGGATTATTTCTATCTACTGTTTCAATATAATAATAACCATAAGTAAAACCATTAGCCCATAATTTAATAGTATTTTCAGGCTTTAATATTTTTATAACAGAACCGTTTAATTGAGTAAAATCATATCTATTTTTAATTTTTTTCTTTATTTTTTTAAATGAAATATCTTCTCCGTCAACATCAATGGTTGAAATAGATTTATATTTGCTTTCTTTTTGAGGATTTTTTATTGCTTTTTCTTCACTTAATTGCATAAATACTTGATTGGAAATATTAAATTCTTCATTTAAAGTAATTATATCATTAAAAAAATAACTATGATAATTTTCAGTAATTTGAATATTATTATCGATATAATTTACTAATTCTTTTTTTAATATATTTTGAATATTTTCATCTCTACTAATTTTATTTACTTCTTCATTAATTAAAGTAATTAATTTCTTATCTATTGGAGAAATATCATTTTCATTTAAAAGTATACATTCGGAAAGAGGAATACTATTTTTATGAAAAGAATTAATTTCTATTCCTAAATTTTGATTTTCTTCTGAGAGACTATAAGAAGAAAGAGCTTCTCCAACATGATCAACTAAAATAAATTCGTCTCCTTTATAAAGTGAGTTTCTTATATAAGAAGTTACTTTGCTATCTATATCATATTTTTGTTTTAATTTTTTAATATTTTCACTAAAAATAGATTGTGTATAGCTATTATATTTGCTATTTAATTCAATTACAATACTATTTTTACTAGCATCATCTGGAGAAATAATGTTTTCTACATAAGTATTACATGCTTCAGCTAATTGAGTAACTATTTGAAAAATTATTTCATAATTTTTGTAATTTAATATACGATTACGTTCAAGTTGCATCATTTGGCTAATCAAATTTAAATTTTCTTGATTAGACAAAGATTTTTGAAGTTGATTAACTTTTTTATCGATAAATTTTTTCTTTTCTTCTGGTTTAATTTTTCCTAAGTCTGAATATACTGCATTAAAAAGTGCTAATATATCCTGTTGATTTCCTGGGGTAGAAGAAAGTTTTTTTACTATTTGATTAATATTCTTTTCTAATCTTTCAACAGGTTGAATATTTTCTTTATCATCAGGAGTTATTCCATAAATAAATTTATCAACTTGAGAATCGATATTTTTAATATTTTTATTTTTGTTGTTAAGAGTATTATTTTGTTCTTTCATAATTTTCTTACCTTTGTTTATAATTATTCAATTGTTATTATGAAAAATAACAAAAAAAAGAAAGTCAGTCTTTTAAAACTGACTTTCCGATTATGTTTAAAATACAACAAATCTTAATCTTTGAATTAAAGTTAAATTTACTTTAGGAAATTCTTCTATAATATAACAAATAGTATCATTTTCATTTCTAATAAAATTCAAATTTATATTTGTTTGGGATTTAGAATTAGAGAAAAAGAAATTAGAAGGAATTCTTAGATCTATTTTTTCATCTTCATTGTTTAACTTAGGAATTTCTATTTTAATTATATCTTTTAATAATTCTTCATTATCTAACGGAATAATAATATCTTTTGAAATTTCGTTTTCTAATCTTTCATTGATTAATTCAAGTCTATTTTCAAAAATATTTCTATACGGCAAAGTTATATTAGTTTCATCGGTAAAAATTTTTATTCCTTCTTCATTACTTATCATCGATATTTTATTTTTTTCTTTTTTAATATTAAATAATAATTCAGGATTTTCTACATAAAAAGAAGAATTAACTATATCTTCAAATTCTTTTTGTTTTTTATTATTATTTTTCTTTTTAGAAATATCAAAAATACCAAAATAGTCTTCTCCTGTTATATAACATGAATCTATTGTATAAGGACCTTTTTTTTTTAGAATTTGATTTATTTCATATAAAACACTGAAATTAAGGATAGTTTTCATTTATTTTGTTTCCTTATTTTTTTCTATTAATTTTATAATTTCTGAAAGATTTGGAAATAATAAATATTTAGAACAGGTAGAAATAATATCTTCACTTATATAAGCATCAACTAATTCTTTTGCTGTATCAGTTAATACTATTTCTTTTTTGTTTTCTTTTTCTTCTTCATTTTCAAAAATTTCTTCATCTTCATCGTTATAATTTTCATCAACTTCTCTATTCTCCATCATTATTATTTTTCCAAATAAAGTTTCATTAGCAATTAACCATGCTGAAATTGTAGAAGGATATTGACTGGAAAAATCTAAATCTATTACATTTTCAAAAACATATTTAAGATTTTTTCCAAGAAGTTCATTATAATATCCTTTAGCATCTATTAGATTAGGATCTCCTACAAAACCACCACTAATTTTTTCTTCTTTGGTTTTGTCTCCTATATAAGAAGCATTATGATTATTAGAAAGAATATATCCTTGATTTCTATAGAACCTTCTTGCTACAGCTCTTAACATAACGGTTTTCTTAAATACTTTATCCAATCTACAAGCTGAATCCTGTGCAATCGTCCATACTTGCATAATATCCAATGTTTTCTTTTCTATTCTTGATATAAGAGCAACGTCATGTATATTATATAAAATAGATTCTATATACATTTTAGAAAATACATTTTTTTTAGTAACATCAGAAGAAAATGTCTTTTTAGTATCTCCTAATTCTTCTTCTGCTATAGCATCCAAAGCATAAGAAGCTTTTTTAGCAGATTTACGATGAGCAGCATATATAAGCATTTGGTCAACAAAATTAGTATAGCAATTAGCTTTAAAAAAGTCTCCTTTATCAGCAAAATCTTGATTTTCTCTGTCTTCATAATAATATACCTTACAAAGATCTTCTGGAGTAAGAGCTAAAAGACTTTCTAATTCCTTTTCTTTTTCTTTTTTTTGTTTAGAAGTTAATTTATTACTTTTAATACTTTTTGCTAATGCTACTTGAGTATCGTTTAACACCTGTTCTATCCAATCATAATCGCAAACCAATTTACGAGCTTCCTTTGTAAAGAAATATCGTTTATTTCTTACAGCATAATTACTTTGTTCGATGTCTTCTAATATTTCATATCCATTTAAATAAGAATATCGATTTAAAAGATACTGGATATCAAATTTAATATTCCATGCAGCAACAATTTCAGGTTTTAATTTATGAAGAAGTTTAAAGAAAGCTTCGATCATAGCAATTTCATCATTAAACAAGAAAAATTTAATATCTTTAATTTCAGCTCCTTTTTCATTTTCATCTTTTAATGCTTGTTGTTTAATCGCTTCCCTATAATTTTCATCATTCCAAAACTTTTCTTTTCTTGGATCATCTATTCCTGGGTCATTAAAAAGAAATACATACATAATATCATCTATAAGAATTGTATTTAATATAATAGGAGCTAATGGTTCAGTTTCATTATACATCTTATCTAACTTATCATTATTAGTTTCGATATCAAAAAATCCTATAGAAATAGGAATCATATCATTAGAATATTTCGATTTTACTTTATCGAACATATAATCTTCAATATCAATATCAGCGTCATGTACATATAAGTTTTTATAATAATAATTCTTTAACTGACTTACACTTAAACTATCTAAATCAAGATTTTCATCTTCAAAACCATACTTTACTAATTCTTTATGAATTTCTTTAAATTTTTCTTTAGGATAATATGGTACTTTTATAGGATGTACACTTTCAATAGGAACTTGTGTAGGAAGATAATATTTTTCAGTAGGTTCTTCATTATTAATATAAACTTCTACTTTTGGATTTACTTTAATGGAAAGATGCTTTTTATTATTTCCGTCTTTAGTATATAAGAAAAAAGCATCTGGAAGGAGTTTATCGTTAATAAATACTCGATTACAATAAACTCCGTTCACGTATAATAATTTTTCTTTCATAGTAATTCCTTTATTTTAAATCCACATTTTAGTATCAACTATGTTAGTATAATATCTTGTTCCTCTAACTTTTACTATTTCTAAACCAAGAGATTCTAATAAATTGTGGATATGTTTTAAAGAATCATTTAATATTTCTTCATAATTAATAAATGGGATTAACCATTCAGGAACTTTATTTAATGAAAATGGAAATGATATAGTACTTAATCCGTATTTTTTTAATTCTTCATGAGTGAATACAAAATTTTTAATTTGTTCAGCTTTTTCTTCATCTATAGCTTTTAATTTTTCTAAGTCTTCTTCAGTAATAAGATTAGTTTTATATGTCAAGCATTTATCACCAAAAATTATAGGTTGTTCTGGATATAAATAATTCCATATGACAGCTCCACGAAAAGCACTTATTCTATAAGGAAATTTATAACCTGATTCCGGATTAACTCTTTCAGTTTTAGCATATTCTATAGAACCATTATTAAGTTCTTCGATAATTCTATTTTCAAATTCTTTCAATTTTCGTAGAATAACAATAAGGTCTATTTTTTCTTTAAAAAATTCTTCTCTTATTAAATTTTGAAAGAAATTTTTAATATTTTTATGCACTATAGATTTCTTAAATGTTAAACCTTTTTCTTCTATAGAAAGTTCTTTTTTAAGTCTACCTTCTTGAGCAAGAATAGAAAGTGTATAGTTTTTCTTTTTAGGAGTAAGGATAATACGATCGATGATGAATTCATTTTTCATCGAAATAAGGTTTTGTCTTTCAGGTTCTACATGAAGTTTGTTTAATAATTTTTCAAGTGTTTTAGTTATGTAAAAAGTAATGAAAAAAGCTGCAGTATTTAATATTGAAATTTTATCTTCACCTTTAATTTCTTTATTTATTATATTTGAAACATATTTAACATAAGGATCCAAATAAATAAAAGTACTATCGGTATCTATAGTAAGAACAAAATAACGTTTATGATAAAGACAACGATTATAACGATTAAAATAAAACTGATAATTAGCTACCATAGATTCTATATAATTAGTCCATAATTCATATAATTTAATATCATTTTCTTCACTTTTATTTTTTTGAATCCGTTTAATATTTTCATTAATATCACCTGAATAATTATACTGGAAAAGGATATTTTGAAACATTTGTTTTATAGTAGGAAGTTCAATATATTCATAAAAATTATTTTTATAATACAATTTATATAAGCTTTTTTCATCTAAATTAGATAAAAAATCAGTAAGTTTTACTACTTCTCTTTCAGTTAATTTTAATGTATTATCTATAAAACGTTTTATAACTTTTTCAGGAGTTATATCAGCTATTTTCATATCAACATAACTTTCTTCAGTAGGAATTTGTTGTAAAGTTTCGTCTATATATTTAATTAACTGAGTAAAATTATCGAATAAGATATTTCCGAAGAATGTTTCAAAAGCAATAGTAGCAGTAGTAGTTAGAGTACGTCCAGTAGTAGTTACTGATTCGGCATTAAAGCGATTATAAAAAATTGAATTAGATTCAGCAAGGATTCCATAATATGAATTCATATACAATTTATCTTTGAGCTGTTCAGCGTTTTTAACAGAAGCTATGTTGATAAAATTTTGATATTCAGGAGAATTTTTATCATATTTTTTAGCTTCTTCCATTGCTTGAAACATTTCATCCTTATTTTTTTTCCTTGATTGTTTAAAATAAGTAAGGATTTTATCAGAAAGCGCTTCTTTATTTTTATAATATAGAGTACAACTTCCTGAAATAGTATATTTTGTATTAGGAAGAAACTTATCAAAAACTTCTAAAATACTAATTTTCTTTTGTCCATTTTTATAATTATTTTTTATTACTATATCATAATCTGGAAGATTATTTAATTTTTCAGTAATAATTTCATCTAATTTTTCAGAAAAAGAATCAATTTCTTCTTTTGAATAAAAGTAAGAAAGATATTTTAATACATAATTTCGATAATCTTCGACTATCATGGTGTTTCCTTTTGATTTTTATAAGTTAATTAAATATTATTTTGTATTTTTTTAATAATAAATATTTGTTTCATAATATCTTTTAATTATAAAGCTTTCCTTAGAACATAAGGAAAGCATGTAATAATTATTATTTAACAATTAAAGATATCAATTTAGATAAGATTCCTTTTTTATCTTCTTTATCTTTAATTTTTTGAATTCTTTTATTGATATAATCGATAATTGTTTTATTTAAATAAAAAACATCATTAAAATCTTTTCCTTCAAATAATTTATTAAGAGAATTAAAGAATAATTCTTGTCTTGTTTTATATTGATTATTTAAATCAATAGTAAAAACGTCATATACTTCAGAATTTTTTGGATTTTTATTTTCATCTTTATAACCAATAACGATTATATCAGCTACAAAATTATTTTCTTTTAAATAATCAATAGGGTCAAACTTTATTTTTAATTCAACAGAATGATGAAGGTTATAAAGATTCTTTATAATAATTAATTCTTGAATATGAGTTATTCCATCAAGTACGACTTCATAAGAATAATTTACATAATCATCAACAAAATCATACATAAGTCCTTTTAAAAACATATAAAAATCAATGTCTTTTGTTTTAAATATAAATACAAAATATTCCTTTTGATCTTCAAACTCTTCAGTTATTCTGTAGATTGAAAATAAGTAATTAGTAAACACTTCTTTTATTTTTTTATTACAAAAAGAATCATAAATTTGATTAATCATATTTTCATCTTTAACAAAGATATCTTTATTCATAGCATAAGGATTAATAATTCCTTTTTGATAAAGACCTTTAAGATAATCAATAATATGTTTTTCTAACATAGTAAAATTGTTAGAAACATTAAAATCATTTTCGCTTTGAATGAATTTGATTTTTCGAAACATTTTAGTATTCCTTAAATTTGTGTTTAAAATATATTTAATTACTTGATTATAATATATATTTAAAAATAATTTATAATATAAAAAATTGTTATTAATTTAATAAAATTTTAATAAAATTAATAGTTTTATGGTATAAATATAGCAAAGGGGGATCATAGAAAATTTCATAGATTTAAAGGCAAAAAAAAATAGAACCTGACTATAAAAATCAGGTTCTATTCATTACGGATAAGCAAAAAAAAAGAAATAAATAAACCTAATCTTTAAAAGATTAGGTTTATTATAATATTTATTGATATTTATAAGTAGCATTTTTTATATAATGATTAATTACTATAGAAGCCATATATTCATTAAGATTTGTAATATCAATTTCTTTTTTAAGAAGAAACATATTTTGTTCTTCTAAATAAAATCCAATAAGAATGAATGATTTTTCTTTTGTCTTTAATGTTGCTATTGCTTCATATGTATCTTCATTATAAAATACTAATTGATAATTTACTTTATAATTTTTCTTATTAATTTGAAAACTATAAAGAATATTTGTAAATATTAATAAAGACAATAAGACAAGAATGATTTTGGTTTTCATTTTAATTCCCCTTATTTTTTGTTTAAATAAATGATGAATAATTTATTATAATAATATATAGTTAAATTTAATTTAAATAAATAAAAGGAAGAAAAATATGGATGAAAAAGAAAAAGAACTTCAAGAAAGTAATAAATTAATTATTCAAGAAAATGAAACTAAAGATATAATTAACGTAAGTGAAAAAATATTAGCTTCTGAAAATCTTTTAAAAAAAGAAATGAATGAAATAGATGAACTTTATTTAGAAGTAAAGTCTCATCTCGATAAAGTAAAAGAAATACGTTCAAAATCCCGTATAGATTTAAATGCAGGACTTCAAATAACAGAAAAAGTTAATACTTTTCCCTTTATATATCAACAAACTACTAATATTATAGCCTTAAAAAATTTGAAACTAAATTTAATAAAAGAATTAAATTCATTGATTAAAACAGATGCTGATTTAGCTCTTAAAAATTTTGCTGCCATGTTAAAAAATAAATCAAATGAAGCAGACGTTAGTAAAATACTTTCAGAATTATTAAATGTAGTAATGACTGAAAAAAATACTTCTCCAAAAGATTTTTTTAATTCAGAATTAGAATCTACTGATTATGAAGAAATAGTTGAACTGGAATTAGAAAAAAGACTTTCCAGTGGAAAATTAGATGAGAATTTATTTACACAAGATAAAGATTATTATGAAAGTGAAGAAGAGGATTATTTAAAAGAAAAAAATATAGAGGATAAATATAGTTTCAAATTTTTAGATGAAAGAAGGAAATTAAGACTTGTTTATGATGTTACTAATGAAAGATTATATATATGTAACAAAAATCAACAATATCATTTTTTAGAAGATTACGGATATAGTGAAGATATGTTTTCAATAATTTATAATGAAGAAGAAAATTCTTATTATGAAGAAAATATAGTAAAAGGATATATAGAAGCATTAGTTTTTGAAGAAGATCCCTCTGAAGAATAAGCATAATCCGCTTATTCTTCATTTCAAAATTGTTTATATAAACCTAAACTAATCGTATTTGACTTGTTTCCTAAACCTGTTTGTAATAATAATTGAAAACTCTTATAAGTTATTCCAGTTCCTAACAATAATTGATTATTATTAGTAGAAAATTCTTTTTGAATTCCTCCTCCAAGTAAAAATCCTATCTTATCTTCATTTTCTTTTCTTTCAAAAGTATTTTTAGCAAAATCAAAATCAAGATATAATTTAGAACTATCTATCTTAATATACGGATTATCGTAATTAAAATAAACTCTTATTAAATTATCTTTAGAAACAGTTTGAACTACTTGAAAATTTAATTTAAATTGAATTGTATCAAGATTTAAATATGATTTTATAGGATTTAATACCGAATCTTTGAAAAAAGCTACTAACTTTCCATTTAAATTAAAATAATTATCTTTTTCTTTTATTTTAAATACTAAAACACTTTTTGCGTCTTTTATTTTTTCATCATCTATCTTTAAATTATATAAAGAATCTACTTTTAAAACTAAATTTTTAAGTGAATCATTTAATTGAACTATTTCAACTTCTTTCATTTCTATTTTTTTGATTAATTGTGCGTTTACCTGTGCTATTGAAAGAATTTCTTCATTTCTTTTCTTTAATTCTTTTTTTAATTGATAATTAATTTTTTCTTGTAATTCTTTTTGCTTTAAAAGTTCTGTTTTTTCTAATTCAAGTCTATTTACTTCTTTTGTTTTGTATTTAAGAACTAAATTTTCTTCTTTATATTTATCTATTTCAGATTTTAATTTAAAATTACTTACTATTAACATTGTTACGATAATAATAAAAATTAATACAAGAACTTTTTTAAAGTTTTCATTAATCTTTGCCATTATTTTTTCCTTTTTTATTATTAATTAAATGTTTTAAAAAATGTTTTAAAAGTCGATAAGCAATTAGCTTATCGACTTTGATTTATTAAAAAAGCTCTTTTATATCCATTTATAGGAATTAATGGTTTATCATCTTTATTATAAAAAACTAAAGCAAAATATTTAATGCTTAAAACATCTGTAGGAACAATTCTTCTTTTCTTTATATAAATTCCTTCACCATCACGCTGATTTCCTTTTTCTGAAGGGGAAGTATTAGCTTCTATGGTGATTCCATTAGGACCCTTCCAATCTTGAATAACAAATCCTACATGCCCTTGAGAACTTCCGGCTTTTTCCCATATTATTATGGAACCTTTAGGGATTGTATACAATCCCATCATTACGTCTCTAGCAGAAACAACATATTCAGATTTTTTAAATGCTTGTGCTAATCCACTTCTTATAGAAGGAATCGGTATTTTATTTACAGTTAATACATAACTTACAAAAGAAGCACAATAAGGCATTCCTTCTCTTAATCCAACACTTTTTAAAAATTTTGTTATTATAGGACCATCATTTCTTCCTGTTCTTTCAGTTACTTTTTCATAAGATATAGCAGTGTCTAAATGACGAAGTCCTGTTGAAGTAAAAAATTTATTTTGAGCCGATAATAGCTGCTGCAATAATAATAGCGACACCAAGCAAAGCCAACGCATAGGCAATGTTTCCTTTTTTTAATTCTTCTAATAGATCAATATTTGGCAAAAGATATTCATCTATTTTAAATAAAAACCAAATAGCCATTCCAGCTAAAAATATTAATAAAGCAAAAGAAGAAAGTTCAGGAATATAATTAATTGATAAAAATACTGCTAAAAAACTTATTATAAAGCTTTTTGTCAAAAATTTAATATTTTTTATTTTATTGATTGTGTTGGATATTAATAATTTTAAATAATTATAAATTTTTTTTAATAAAAACATTTTATTTTTCTCCTTTTATTTTATTAAATTAGAAGTTTTTGTGTTTATTTCTAAATTTTCTACATAAACTATCTTTTTCATTTTCAATTCTTCTTTCAGTTTTTATTTTAATTCCATTTTCTTCTGCTTTACTATTTATATAATCCATAATTATATCTTTTGAAAAAGCTCCTAAAAAAACAGAAAAAATAAAAATTCCCATTATTACATACCAATTAGAAAGAAATTTAGGCAATTTAAGAAATTCTTCATGTTGTTCTTTGTTTTCTTTAGTGATATCTTCTATTTTTTCAGCTACCTTTTTAAGTTTTTCAGAAGTTATTAAAAGATCTGAAGAAATTTTTTTCCATTCTTCTTCATTCTTTCTAATTTCTTCATAGATATCATCTATATCACCATACATTTTATTTTCATTTTTAATAATCATTTCTAATTGCCCATCTAAATTGGATGCAATTTCAGAAATTTTTGTAACGTTGGTAGAAAGAGTTTTATAAGATTCCAAAAGAAAATTAATATTTACTACTAATTCATGTAAAGGAAGTAATAATTCTTCTGGATTTTTTCGAACTTCTTCCATTTTAGGTAATTTAATTTCATTATTACTCACTTTCTAACCTCTTATTAGTACGATATTTTGTTTCTTTTTTAGTAAGATCCTCAATTTTAGTTTTTAAATTATTTGTATTATCAAGTAATTTACTTAAAATTTTATTTTGTTCATCAGTACTATTTAGTATCGCTATTCCTAAAATTTTTGAAACAAGATTTAATAATTCCATTGTATTATCGTTAACTAAAAAAAAATCTTTATTATCCTTTGTTTGATGACAAACTAAATTATCCTTTGTTTGATGACAAACTAAAAGTCCCCAATTCTTTGTTAATGTAGAAATAGGAATAAAAAATGTTTTATTTATATTATGTTTTTTCATAAAATTAATGAATTCAGGTACTTTATTTTTATAATTATCATCACTATTTATTATTAATATTTTTTTATAATTAATAATATTTTCAAGTATTTGTTCTTTTATAAATTCTGTTTTTAATAAATAATCAATATCTTTTTCATCTATATTTAAATTTTTACAACTAAAAAGATATTTTCGCTCTAAATATTTTTTATTTTCTTCATCTTCTTTTAATTCAAATAAATTCATTCTACAAAATCTAAAAACATTAGCAATTTTATCTAATGCAAAATAAACTTCTTTTTTTGTTATAATATTTGTTAAAAAATTTAATGAAATTTCATTTAATATTTTTGAA